GCAATCCGCAAGAATAACTCCGGTATGCTCCGAAGGGTGGGGCGGGTTAATCAGCTAGGCTAATAAACCACTCAGCCACGCGCACAGTCTCCCCGTAGCGGTTGACGACCGCCACCATGCGAGTCTGGATTGGCACTCCCCTTTTCCTAAGCTCCGATATTCTCGCCGGGGCTTCGAGAACGCCTAATTCCTTCCATGCGTCCAGTCGGTTTAGCACGTTGCCATCGGCCAGGTATTCGTGGATTCGCTGTGATTGGGTTAGCATTTGTAATTCCTCCACTTTTCGACTTCGGCCTCAACTTCGGCCAGAAACTTATCGACTTCTTCGGCAAGAGTTTTGATGTACTTCTCGTCCCGCTCGACTCGGAAGATGTACGTTTGCAGGTGCTCAGGCAGGTCTGGCGAGTAGCTGACATAATCCCACCATTCGCGCCCTGTGACCCACAGTGACCCCTGTATCTGAGCCACTGTAGCCGATGGGTAGCCGCCTTTGTCGATCACCTCAAGCTGCAAGTGAGGGAGCCGCGATTTGATTTCGCAGCCGCCGTTATCGTCAACCAGGCCATCCGGCGAACAGCCTATCATCTTCCCCTCGATAGGGATAAACCCTACCTCATCAACCATATTGCCGCTAATCGCTTCGTATGCCATGCGAGCAAATGGTTCTTGCTCGGTGCCGCGATCCATGTGCGCGTTTGAGTAGCTGTCCGCCTTCTTCCCGGTCAGTCGCTCCACAACCAGTTGCTGTAGGTAAGCGGCCCGAGTTTTCCCGGCCCCTTTAGCCAGGATTTTGTGGAAGTTGGACGCGGTGGCATGACCCAACCGCGCCTCGAACCATTCATCCGTGCCCTGCTCATTCATCTTTAGCAGCCGACTCAATAATGGATTTCTGAGCATCTTTAGCCATAACAATGGCTTGGTGAGCCTCAGTGTCTCCGGCTTCCTTACAGAGCTTCACAGCGTCCGTGTAGAGCTTTTTAAGCTCGTCCATCGCCACAGCCTTGCCGATGCCTTCGACCAGCTTATCGAGGTCGTCCTGGGTCAGCGTAGCCGGTTTCATCGAATCAGCGTCTTTGTTGTCATCGATGGCGAACATTGCCGACAAACAGTATTTTCGAGCGTAGCTGGATGCAGCGCCGGTAATCTGGCTTTCATCCATGCCCTTGCGGGATTCAGGCTCACGAGCAGAAGCGGTGCAGGATACTGATTCGTTTGTCTCGGTGCAGGTAAGCGTCGTGGTCACTTCAACATAGACGCGACCGCCGACTTCCTTAATCGAGTCGCTGACAATCATCATAACCCCATGATTCTGCAACAGAGGTTTCAGGGCGATCAGGATGCTCTCGTTGCTGCGATAGCTGTACTTCCCGAAACTGTTGTAAGCATCCTTCGGGGCTTTCAGCTCGGTCTGTAGTGCCAATAATTTCTTTGAAATACTCATAGTCGTTTTCCTCATTTGGGTTAGTTGCTGATATTGCTTCGTTGCTGTGTCCGTTCATCGGTGCCTCGATTTATCGTTATGCACACAAGCCCAACTATCACGTCTTGCTAATCAAAGCATGAACTTACTGACAGCCTCTATCACGCCTTCCTTTCGGACCCTTGCAAACCGTATTTAAGCGGCGCTATGCAAAGCAGCTCCCTTTCGGGGCAAAATGTGCCAGGTTGACATGGGCGGGTCATTGCCTGGGTAGCTGTTTTTGATGGTCTTGCCAGCTTCTGCAAATAAACTTTCGGCGCATCGGGCCGGTCGATTTGGTTTTGCTGGATTGAATCTGGTAGAATTCTGCAATCGATGCCCTGATGGGCTGGGGATTACGATACTTCCTCTATCTGATTCTCACCGGTTGCAACCCGGATCGACAAAGACATTTTGCGCCCTCCTTACGCATATTGTCAAATCTAAAAGCCCTACTTCGGTGGGGCTTTTTTTTTGCCCTGTGAATTGTTCCAGACAAGGAAAAAGCTAATAACCATTAACGTAGTAATGTCCGTGAAATTGCCGGTCAATGAATCCAAAATCCGCCAAAAGCAAGCGATACAAAAGAACATCACCAAGTTCTCAATATTTTGATTCATCATTCCTCGCACTCCTCTTCAATCTCAGACAGCTTGTTAAGAATCATATTTAGTTTGTGATCCAGCGTGGCAATCTTGCGCTCTAAATTCTGAATGTAATATGTCGTATCACTTAGCCGTGCGTTTCCTACTTTATTTAACGCGGCATGCTGACGGATGGCATCATCATGTGAGCCAAACTGTTGCTCCCTCATTGCGATTCCTCTTCAATTTCACTCTGCGCCACCTTATACAGATAGTCGAAGATCATTTAATCCATTCTCCGCGAATGTTCCGCATTGATACTCCTTCCTGCTTGAGCTGTGCAGGGCTTTTAGCCATAACATCAAAGTCATACTCGTGATTGCTAATAAACACCTTCACTGCTGTAACATTGCTGCCAAGCTCGCCTTTTAACACTTCGTGAAAATCAATTATTGCTTGCTGTATTTTGTCGTTCATGTCGTTTCCTCTTCAATTTCAGATTGCGCCACCTTGTACAGATAGTCGCCAATATCCTCGCCGTCGGCTTCATCTATCGCTGCCAGGACTCGCTGTGAGTCGTTCAGCAGCTCGTTATAGCGTTGCTCGACCTTTGCGTCATTGCTCATCGTCATCACCCTCTTTGATGCCGCCGTGGAAATTTATAAAATCAAGAACCAGCTCGATTGGAACGTAGCCGTAAACCGATCCAGTCCGGTCGCCTGAATCCCAGTCCCCGTCGAAATACTCCCGCCAATCATCATCAGGCGGCGATGATGGGTATCCGACTTCGACAGCCGACCAAGGCCCGGCATCGTCTCGCGGTGAAGAATAATGAACGCTGCTAGCCTGAACGCTTAAAGATTCCCCGTCGTTGAGATTGATCCTCGGCGTTATTGGCTTGAATATTGCCATCGGTTCAGGCTCTAGCCCGTAGCCAAGTATCTCCTGAAGCTCAGATTCTGTTGCAGACTCGTGACACATAACTCAATCCTCCCGGAGCCGGTCGGCCCGTTCAAGTTCGCGGTCAGGACTCGACTCATCCGCCAGTTCTTTGATCGCAAGCGGCCTGAGAGCGTCCCTGAGCGCATTGATTAGTTTTTCCATGCCAACATCACGGGCCATGATCTCGCCGTCCGTGGTTTCCTGCTCACGAACTCGGTGAATTGTCGCAATGACACGGAATAGCGGCCCGGTTTCAATGAGCGCGTCTGGCAGATAATCAGCATCAACAATCATTTCATCGATCCGCTTGTTAATGCTGTCCTCTACGTATTGTTCCTCCGCCTTGGTCATGCAGTTTTCGTGCGGATTTGGCCGGTGTTCGTCGCTTACCCGGCAAGGCATTTTATTGTCCATCACTCAACCTCCGCATTAATCCGTAGCCGTTTAGCCATCCGTTTAGCTCCGCGTATGGCTGAGTCGCGGCGGGTGTATTCGGCAACTCCATCAGTTCCAGTAAAAGCAAAAGATGCGTCTGTCCGAAGGCGGAACACCCACCAGAATACCCCGTCATAAGATCTGACAATGCTAATTTTCCACGCTGATTTCTTCATTCTTCACTCTCCTTATAATCAATGTATTCCTGAATAGCCATGCCTAGCGATTCAAAAAGATGCTGTGCGTCGTGGATGCTCACCGTCCTCGTGTCTCCATCGCCTAGCCGAATATCAACGGCGTGAGCTTGGTCGGCACTGGTTGGCCTTCTGTAGATTGCAGTTTTCATTAAACCCACCTGCTAATTGATGTTCTGGCGTAGCTTTTGCCATCTTTCTCAAAGAATGAGTCTTGCGCGCAGAAGTAGTCGCTAGCCTCCCACCCATCAGGGGTCGATTCCCTAGCTAATTCAGCGGCGACTTGGTTGCGTTCTGAATACTTAACTCGGCTAGGCATTTCAAAAATCAGCTCGTCACTCTCGATGCGCTTTCCTATTTTTTCAGCGCCTCTAACATTAATATCGCATTTAACGAAAGACAGACCTGTTAAGCACTCAGCAAAGTCGTCCAAGGCAATTTCAATATCAAGAAACTGAATTCTGGCCTCGACATCGCCAACCATTATCCGTATATATTTCTTCCCGTCGCTACAGGAAGGGCGGACTATCGATAACTCACCTTTTATGCTCATAATTCAGCGATCTCCTTGCGGCGTTTGACTTCGTTATGAAGTCGGGGGAATGTTGCGGCGAATGACCAGCGGAAAGGGTTGATTAAAAACCGATAACGATAAGCGGCCTCAATATCTTCTTCTTTATAGAACCCGCTGAGTTCAATCCGCTCATCAATGGTTTCTGACTCATTTATCAAATTCAGCGCAGCTATCCCGTGGCGGAAAACCACCTCAACCTTAATACCGATAAGAATGAGCGGAAGCAAAGATAGAATTGATATATATTCCATGTTCAATACCTCAGTTAAATAAGCAGAAAAGAATAGCCAGGTTCACCACACCAGCGATGCACAGTGGCAGCATCAGGCCACGGATGGAAACGTGCGGCTTGTCATATACAAGGTCATTGCGCTCATCAGTGGAGATAATGACGTGTCTCTTCATGTATTCGCGCAGTCTAGTTCTGGTTGCCATTGGCTTGTTCATCGTTTCGTCCCTCGGTTAATTTCTGCCCAGATTAAACTATTTTCAAAGCGTTGTCAGTATTTTATTAAATTATTTGCAAATTAATTTTAGGGCGAGTAAAATTCGCAGCATGAACAAAAAAATGCAAGCAAAACTGAGGTCAGCAACGAACCGCTTTGTTAAGAAATACGGCGGCACGACTGACATTTCCCGCCGCTTAACGGTTGCTTTGCTGGCAGATGACCAGCCGAGGGATTGCCGGACTACTTATAACAGGGGAGAACCCGGCATTACTCCGCAAGCGGTCAACAATTGGGTAGCTGCTGGCAAGATACCGCCTAAGCGCCTAAAGATCATCGAGCAGGTCTATGGCGTGAAGCCGGAAGAGCTGCGACCGGATAAGGTGTGGATGTGATGCGGGGAACATTGGAATCACTTGCCGAATATTACAAATCGGATGAATTTATCTGCGCCTATTGCAAAGACGCTGGTGAAGTCGAAATGGATAACGGCGGGGGAACGTACGACTGCCCTATCTGCAAAGACGCAGACAAAAGACCACCAATTAACGGCTGGTCGCCGGGAATGTATACGAGGCGGTGCGGAGTTTGCGAGTCAGAGTATCTTGGCGGTAAGCGGTCGATGGTTTGCGCCCCTTGCGCTTATGGGGGAAAAAAGTGAAATCACTATCAATATCGCTAATATGTTTGTCGGCACTAATGCTGCTATACGCTCACCTGCTGGCTAGCAACATCAACCAGCCTGATTCGCTCGTGAGGATATCCGGTGAGCCTGGCTGCTACCGATACTTAGGCTACTCGAACGGCCATATCGTCGAGAACCTGGATACCGGCGATCTGAGTGTTTATTACATTCGACGGATCGTTCGGGTTAATTCATGTGGAGAATTGTAATGAACACTTGGGCCGGTGGGAGTTGCCTGCTGGACGCGCACCAAGAGTAGAGCAGTTAGCGCATAACCGGCGCATCTAAATAGCGTCCCCGCAAGCTGGTAAGCGGGATATTTAACTAAATGAGGAAACGACGATGAAAGTAGTAAAAAATATTGATATTGAAGGAACAGAAAGGCAGGTTAGCTGCCCCAATGGCGGATTTGTCAGCAGTCGGTTGGTTGTTGCTAGCGATAACGCCGGGTACTCCATGACCAGAACAATAATCCCACCAGGGGAAAAGCAGCATTGGCATTACAAGAACCATATAGAGACGTGCTACTGCATTTCTGGCAATGGAATTTTGACCGATGCCGCCACGGGCGAAGAGCACGCGATAGGAGCAGGGACAACCTACATCCTTGACAATAATGATGATCATTACTTCCAGGCTATTGAAGAAGTAGAGTTGATATGCGTGTTCAACCCGCCATTGGTCGGCGGAGAGTTGCACTCGCCAGACGGCTCTTACCCGTCGCCGCGATCAAATTCACCGACTTATAACGTCATCCCCGTTCCTATTGAAAAAGTAGTCGCTAATGACTACAACCCAAATTCGGTAGCCCCGCCAGAAATGGCGCTATTAGAAACCTCTATTTGGGAAGATGGGTATACGCAGCCGGTTGTTACTTGTTATGACGAAGAAAACGAAGTCTACGTTGTAGTTGACGGATTTCATCGGTATTTAACAATCAAAAATAGCGACCGCATTAGGGAGCGTGAAAAAGGGCTGCTGCCGGTGGTCGTGCTCGATAAATCTATCGGCGACAGGATGGCTTCTACTATCCGCCACAACCGTGCTCGAGGGTCGCACAACATTGACCTTATGAGCACGATAGTTGCCGAGCTGGTAGAAATGGGCAAAGGCGACAGGTGGATTTGTAAGCATATCGGAATGAGCGCCGACGAGCTTTTAAGGATGAAACAGATAACCGGTGTTGCGGCATTGTTCAGCAACCGTGATTTTTCCGAAAGCTGGGAAGCTGAAAATGAATAAACGGATTTATCACCCGTTTCATGAATGGGAAGAAATTGAGGCGAATATGTGGGGCGAAGTTGCCAACCGCAAAGTCTATTTAAAAAAGGCAATTGCCTTTACATCTGACCATAAAAAGTACGGGCGATTCATGGTTCGCGTCATCTGCGAGTGGCCTAACAGCTGCGAAAATGCGCTGACCGATCAAAACCTTAATAAAAAAGCGTGGATTGGTCACGCTGCGACAGCGTTGGCGCTGGCTTGTCCAGAGGACATAACCAGGGAGGCGTGGGGGTATTTGACTGATGAGCAAAGAACACTGGCGAATAGAGAAGCAGATAGAGCCATTTCGATCTGGGAAAACAGTCGCCGATCGGGTGAGGGAGTACGAGAATACATGGATCGAGAGATGTTATTCTGATGGCATTCCAGACGAAGTTCCGAAAAAGCTCATGGATTCAAGGCGCGCACCATCATGGAAGGCGGTCGCTATAGCCATATTAAAAAACGACTTAAACCTGCACTCCCTGGGATTCCGGCCAAAAAGGTCTAAATGGTACGAGCCGTTAAAATCAGGAATGAAAAAGCCCAGCAAACAAATGAGGTTAATAAAATGAAGCGAATCTACAATAAAGACCTGAATGTATTTGATGCTGCAATGGATCGAATAGATTTTATTTTTAATAATTTCGAGCGGATATACCTGTCGTTTTCAGGTGGGAAAGACTCTGGCGTGATGTTGAATCTCGTACTTATGTACATGAGGGAGAACCAGATAACCGAAAAAATCGGCGTTCAAATCCTCGATAACGAAGCCAATTACGAAGATTCGCTTTCATTCATGAAAAAGATCATCGACGATAATCTTGACCTGCTCGATGTTTACTGGTGCTGCCTTCCTATCACTCTGCCGTGCACGGTCAGCAGTTACGCTGTTGAGTGGCGATGCTGGGGCGAGGACGATAAAGCCAGGTGGATTAGGCCAATACCGAACGACGATTATATCGTGACGATAGATAACCACGAGTTCGACTTCTTTGAAGAAAATATGCCTTATGACGAATTCTGGGATGGGTTCGCAGAGTGGTACTCACAAGGCAAGCCATGTGCAAACCTTATTGGGATTAGGGCCGACGAAAGTCTTAACCGTTTCCGAGCGATAATGAATGACAGAAAGGTAACGATCGGCGGGAAGAACTGGACAAAGAAAAACACCGCGCATACGTTCAACTGTTACCCAATATTTGACTGGAGAACGGACGACATATGGACGGCGAATAGCAAGTTTGAATGGGAATATAACCGGCTCTACGATGTTTTTTACCGTGCCGGTGTCCCGGTTGGGTCTATGCGAGTAGCATCGCCGTTTATGAGCGAATCAAAATCCAGCCTATCTCTGTATCGAGTTATTGACCCATCAACATGGGCGAAATTGTGCGCTAGAGTCCAAGGGGCTAATTTTATTGCCACCTACGGCAAGCAACTAAGCTACAGGAGCTTTTCTCTTCCAGAAGGTCACACATGGAAGTCGTTTACCAAGTTTCTGTTAGACACGCTGCCAAAGGAGGTCTCTGAAAATTTTAAGCAACGGTTCATCCAGTCGATTAAGTTCTGGGGGAGGGTGGGCCGTGGACTCCCAGAAGAGATTATCGAGGACATGGCTTCGAATGGAGTAAAGTTCGCGTTAAACGGCGTAACGCCTCATGGCGGAAACAGTCTGCGCCGTGTAATTATCAAACGCCCACCTGACCACTTGGATCAGCTTAGAACCCATAACTCGATGGTGACTTCCTGGAAGCGGTTTGCATTAACGATCTTGAAAAACGACCATACCTGCAAATATTTGGGGTTGGCCCCGACAAAAAGCCAGGCAATAAGGCAACGCCAGATAACCGAAAAATACAAAAACGTCTAAATCTGCCGGTGGCGTTCGTCGCGCCCCTCATCGGCCTGGCCCACCGATCCGGCGAAACGGGCCGCTGATTTAATGCTAAACTACCACCTCGCCGTAACTGGCGAAGAACAAAGCGCTTTGGTTAGCGTTTAAATATGGCGGGAGCTAACAACTCCCAAAAAGACTGGCCGCTCCCATAGGAGCCGTCCAGATCATCACGATCGACCCGCCAGGCTATAACCACCTTTGCGGAGCGGTCAGTCCTTTTGGAGGTTGATCCATTGCATTTTTACCCCTTCAACATTGCCGACTATCGCAAAGATACCGGCCACCTATCGCTAGCGGAGCATGGCATTTATCGCCAGTTGCTCGACAGCTATTACCTTGACGAAAAACCCATAGAAACCAAGTCGGTTATTCGTCGGTTATCGATCAGAACCGAATCGGATAAGGAAGCGCTAGAAAACGTGCTGGCTGACTTCTTCGTTAAGTCTGATTGCGGCAATTACTACCGCCACAAGCGAGCGGATGATGAAATTGAAAAATACCGCGCCCGTGCTGACTCTGCGAGGGAAAACGGCAAGAAAGGTGGTAGACCTAAAAAACCCACAGAAACCGACCCGGTTATTTTGGGTTCTGAAAAAAAACCCAACGGAAAGCTAACTAAAGAACCTAATAACTTAGTAACTAATGAACTTAATAACTTAGGAACTAAAGAACTAAACAACCAAAGTTCAAAAGACTTGCCCGACGCAAAACCAAAAAGCGTCGAGCGATTCGATATTTTCTGGAAACTACACCCGAAGAAGAAGAGCAAGGGCGCTGCCGAAAAAGCGTGGAAGCGAATGACGGCAGAAGAACAACAGGCGGCGATAGACAAACTGCCAGAAGCGATGGACTCTGCTGACTGGAAAAAGGATGGCGGCAAGTTCATCCCATACCCGGCGACATGGCTAAACTCGAAAGGATGGGAGGATGAGTTCGAGGGAGCGATGGACAGATACCAGGATTTCATCAACGGCGACGCTGGGAACGTCTACGAAGGGGAGGTGGAGAATGCAGGCTTCTGAAAAAAAGGAATTTGCCGAAATCATCGCCCGGCTCTATGAGCGATACAAGCGTCCTCAACCAAGTGTCGGTCTGGTAGGTGAATGGTTCGATGATTTTGCTGACTGGACGCTAGAGCAATTCAAATGGGCGCTGGCCCAACATCGCAAAACCAGTGAGTTTATGCCGGAGCCTAAAAACCTGTTTGCCATCCGCGACCAGGCCGAGGGCGTGCTATCCGCACAGGAAGCGTGGAACGTCGCTCTCGCGTCGTTGGACGAAGAAATGACTGTGGTGGTCAATCAGGAAATTTTAGAGGCGCTAGGAGCCGCTAAGGAGATTCTAGCCACTGGATCGCCATCATTAGCCGCTGATGCCTTTAAGACCGCCTACAAACGCATTATGGCTACCCGTCCACCCGGTAGGCAGAAATGGACGGTATCACTTGGCCACAACATCGAAGGGCGTGATGACGTGGTAAGGGACGCGGTACAGAACAAGCTGATCAGCCAACAGCAGGGCGCGAAGTTATTAACTCAATCAGCCCCTGACGTAATGGGCCTGCTTGAAAACAAGGTTCCTGCTGGCGATCAGCGGGAGAAGCTGAAAGAGCTACGCAAGGCGCTAGAAGATTCTCAGGGCTACACCGACAAACACCGCGAAGAACGCATAGCAGAAGCGCAGCGCAGGTTAGACGATTTTGAGGAAAGCAGACGTGAATCGATGCGTCGGCTAGAAGTGGCCGCGCTGAGAATTGAAAATAAGGAGCAGCAATGAAACAAAAAAGAGATCAAAAATTGCCAGCAAAAGGTGAGGAATTTGGCGACCAGGTGGTTCTATATCGTATCCCCGTCGAGCGATACCCCGAAGGCCACAAGCTAGCCGGCCAGAAACTTCCGCCGCGAATGAGGATGCTTTGCAACTGCGGAACAGAGTGGACGGTTAGCGTTAGAGCATTGCGGGACGGAAGTCATTGTTGCCTTGGTTGCTCGCAGAAGAAGCGATTGGAGAAAGTTCGCAAGCCAGTGGGGGATGAGCAGCCGCGTACAACGCGCCAGGCTACCGAGTTCATTTTAGCGATGCGCCGGGCGGCGAATGGGGTGATGGCATGAAGGTGTTGGTCGCGTGCGAATACTCAGGAGTTGTGCGCGATGCTTTTATAGCGAAGGGCCACGACGCGATGAGTTGTGATCTGTTGCCGACTGAAAGCGAAGGGCCGCACTACCAGGGGGATGTTTGTGATGTTATCAACTATCCCTGGGATTTGATGATTGCCCACCCGCCTTGCACTCATTTAAGCGTATCGGGGGCGCGTCATTTTAAAGCGAAACGGATGGATGGCAGGCAGCAGTCAGCCGTGTCTTTTTTTATGATGCTTGCTAAGACAGACATTCCACAAATAGCGATAGAAAACCCGGTTTGTATTATGTCGTCAATGTGGCGAAAGCCTGAACAGATCATCCATCCCTGGGAATATGGGCATGGAGAAACAAAAGCCACTTGTTTGTGGCTCAAAAACTTACCATTACTGCAACCTACAAACATTGTTGAAGGCCGCGATGACCGGATACATAAATTACCGCCAAGCGCAGACCGATGGAAACTGAGAAGCACCACCTATCAGGGTATTGCAACCGCTATGGCCGACCAGTGGGGGAATATATGAAACGCAGAAAAAAATTAGTGCCAGACCCAAAGCGCGAAACGATGCTATACGCATTGCACTTGCAGCAGCAGGAACTCCAGGCAGCAGAGCAAGAGCTGGCGACATTAAGGCAAGGCGTGGGCGACCGACGGCCATTTCGTGAGGCGATCCGTGATGCAGCGAGGCGGATTGAGATTATTGGCAGCCTGCTAGACGCGGAGGCAAGTTAATGCCCTGCCTATCCCGGTCGCTCGTAGGCTTCCACCCGGCTAGCACGGAAGATGCCGAACAGCTAAAAGGCGTGGAGTTGGGCGATAAGGTCGAGGTGGTTTTTGCTGAGAACCGGATAACCGAGAAGCAACGATCCGCGCTCCATGTTTATCTTCGACAGGTGGTTAATGCGTTGAACGATGCCGGTCTGGATCAGCGAGTGGTGCTAAAGCCAGAGGTTGAGATTCCCTGGACGGAAGCATCAGCAAAAGAACACCTGTGGCGACCGATTCAAAAACTGATGACTGACAAAGTTTCGACGACCGAGCTTGACACGGTTGACCCGTCAGATATTCATCGGGTTTTGGACAAGCATTTAGCGGAACGGTTTGGAATATCATTCCCTTGGCCGAGCAAAGAGGCACCGATGGTAGGTGAAGGTCGCCACAAAAAAGTTTAAAAATAATTTATCGCAACGGCTAAAAGGTGGTAAAATTATGGGCATGAAATGGATTAAAACAGCAGACAGGTTGCCGGAATGACAATCCCGATTAAAAAAGAGCCGGATGAATTAGCAGGGAATTTTTTTGGTGCTGTTGAGAAATGCTCATTTTGCTCTAACCAAACTAAGTTTTGGCACGAGAACACCAATAATCCTGTTTGCCCAGATTGCAGCAAGTGGCACAAGGTTTCGGAGCTGGTAGATTATGGGAAGCGTATACGTGCGGCAAAACGGAAGGCGGCAAGATGACCAACCTACGCAAAGCCGCTAAGGGCCGAGAATGAGGAAGCTAACGCAGGCCGAAAAGGATTACATGGCGAAAGTAAAACGGTTGCCATGCTGCGCTTGCAATGCTTCGCCGCCTAGCCTGGCGCACCACGTCAGGAAGTACGAAAGGGCGCGAGAGCCGGGATTAACTATCCCGCTGTGTCCTGAGTGCCATGTGGGTTCGTTCTCAATTCACGAAACGCCCAAGCAGTTTGAGGCGGTGCACGGTAGCCAGATTTTATTGCTGGCTAAGACGATTATCGATGTTAGTAATTTGAGGTGATCTTAATCCCTCCTTGTAGCTCAACTGGATAGAGCATGGTGTTTCTACCACCAGGGTTGCAGGTTCGAGTCCTGCCAAGGGGGCCAAAAATCTGGATAGCAGAGGGTTTATGTGATGGATACAGGAACTGACGGCAATAATTGTTCTATCCACCAGATGGTGGAGCGCGAACCGGAGTGGGCCGCTTCTCGCATTCAAAAGGCCGAGGAATATGAGCGGCTTTTAAAGCGGTGGCACGACCAGAGCAAACCCAGGGCCGGAAGGGACGGAAATTCACCCAATCACGGTCATTCAGTTGTCGGCGTATGGGATTCAGACAACGGTGAAATAGCAGGGCATGGCTGCGCTGAATGCGCGCTGTTTGATTTGGCCAAAAGGTTATGACCGCCCTAAAACGCTGCCCATGCGGTGAAGTGCCGAAGGGGTTAGTTATCGACGATGGATCAACGTATCGATGGAGATATGTTTCTGGTGATTGTTGCGGAGAATGGCAAATAGAGGCGAAAGTCCCGCCATTTACTGCTGATCCTGATGACAGGGATATTTATCAAGCGTGTGAGGACGCATGGAATGAAGCGCCGAGGGGTGCTTGATGGCTCGCGCAAATACCATAGGTCTTGAGCTGGTAGTTACAAACCATGCAATCAAGCGTTATTCTGAGCGATGCCAAGATGGGCCGGGGATTCTGGCCGAAATGGAACAAGCGCGAGCGTGCAGCAAGGGGATGTATAAAAAAATACGCAAAACAGTTCCGGTGGCTGATCGCCGGGGGCGTATTGGCCGAAACTCACCTTACACGCACTGGATTAGTCCGCAAAACACCATATTTGTCACCTATCCGGTTGATCGTGGCGTGGCTAACGTCGTTACCTGCTGGAAATACGCGCCGAGGGGTGAAAGCAAAGCTATCCCCGATCATATTTGCGGACTCTGCTATCACCCAAAACAAGAGGCTGACTGCTGCGACCGGGATGATTGCGGTATTCGTGGCAAAACATCAACAACCAAGGAGAAAGCAGAATGAGTAAAGTAGGCGTATCACTAAAAATTGACGTGACCAAGATAGACAAGGCGCGATTGTTCGAGGGCAAAAAAGGGAAGTACCTGGACGCCACCGTGTTCATCGACCTTGCCTTCGCTGATGAATACGGCAATCACGGCATGATTACACAGGACGTGAGCAAAGAAGAGAAGGATCGCGGCGACCGTGGCGCTATTCTTGGCAATGCGAAGGTGTTCTGGCAGGGCGAAGGTAAACAGCAGCAGAGAACCGTGGCACCAAGCGTATCAGGCCCGGCAAGCGGGTTTGATGATGATCTGGATAGTATTCCCTTTTAATCCCTTTCTAAACGCTGTATAATTTATGGATGAAAACAAAAAAGTGCTTTAAATGCGAAGCAATCAAGCCGTTATCTGATTTTTATAAACACAATCGGATGAAGGATGGTCGCGTTAATAAGTGTAAGGACTGCAACAAAAAGGATGTTAAGGCCAACTATCGATCAAATATCGATCATTACCGTGAATATGAAAAGAGCAGGGCAAACCTGCCGCACCGGATAGAAGGCAGGAAGAAGTACGCCGAAAGCGAAAATGGGCGTTTGTCCGGCAACAAAGCAAAAAAAGCATGGGCTAGCAGGAACCCGATTAAATATGGCGCAAGCGTTATTGTTGGCAACGCGGTTCGCGATGGCAGTCTGGTTAAGCCTGAGTCGTGTGAAGCGTGCGATGAAGTGAAAGATAGGATACACGGCCACCACGACGATTATGCTTATCCTCTAGTGGTTAGGTGGCTGTGTTCGCCATGTCACAACCAATGGCACCGAGACAACGGCCCAGGGCTTAACGGATGATGGATAACTGGACAGAAGCACAGCGCGAGAACTTCGAAGAGCGCGCAGCCATTCTCGAATACGATGCCGGGATGACTCGCGCAGAGGCCGAGGCGATGGCGATTAAATTGGTGGAGGGTGGGTAGATGGCATCGACAACGTGGAAGGTTTCGGCGAGCGACTTCGGTGATTGCGGGGGACTACATGATTTGCGGGATGAATTGGTTAAAAATTTCTCCGAATCAATTTGTAAATCAAGGGAGAAATTAGCCAGAAACTTAATGGCTTCCGGGCATTCTCCGAGCAAGGTTAATGTTTGCGACCGAATCTGGTTTGACGAAGAATCGAACTCGATGCTTCACGAGTGTTTTGTTATCGATGGGCGAGAGGTTAAATAAATGGAAGTAATAGCGGGTAAGGTGTTTTTGACGGCTGTGGCGTTGTTTGTGGGGTCGTTTATATTTCTTTATGAGAGGTATGATGTGCCTGACTGGGTTTATGCGCTGGTTGGCGTTGATGTAATTATTGCGCTGCTGTCTGCGCTGGCCTATATCTGGTTATGAGCAAACTCGAAGACATCCTCTTACTACAAATGCGCGCTGTCGGCTTGCCAGAGCCTGTTAGAGAGCTTCGATTTGCTGCGGAGCATGTTGGTAAGGGTAAAGGGCTTAGAGAGCGCCTGGCGGCTGCTGGCTTAAAAGATTGGCGTTTCGATATAGCTTACCCCGATATTATGCTGGCCATCGAAGTAGAAGGCGGAACCTGGGTATCAGGTCGCCACAATCGCGGCGCAGGATTTGAGGCTGACGCAATCAAATATGGCGAAGCAATGCGGCTAGGATGGGCGGTCTATCGATGCACGACTGGCATCATTAAATCAGGACAGGCGGTAGAGCTGATCGAAGCGTTAATAAAGCAGAGGAAACTGCTATAATAATTACTCACTGGTAACCAACGCCTCGCCGGGTTAATCCCCGGCTTTTTTTCGCCCAAAATAATCCACCGATTGACACAAATTGCGCTAGCTGTTACCTAAAGGCCTGAATTTGGTATAATCAACAATTTCGGGGGCTAGTTATGTCACTAATCAGGGATTCTCGCGGAGTAGAAGTGCCAGTGCTCCCGATCGTATCATCGTCGGCCATTACCACGTCCGGCACGTCACAGCAGACCGCTGTAGTCGATACCAAATGCGCGCGCATTATGTGTACCGAAGATTGCTATTACGAAACCGGGTCGAACCCAACCGCAGCCGCAAGCACCGGCGTTTATCTACCGGCTAACGTGGTTGAGACAATCGGGTTTAAAAATCCAGACACCGATAAGATTGCCGTTATTCAGGTTTCGTCTGCCGGTATCTTTAACGTTACGATTCTGGATGTTTGACCATTGCCTAACTATGGCGAGTACGGTGAGGTTCTAAGGGCGAGGGTAGGCGTAGACGCTTCTACCAATATCGGGCTAACGTTCATCCTCGAACCTGAAATTGGCGATAAGATCACCCGTACCGAGTCTGACGGCGTAGCAGTGGGAACGGTAGACGTTACGGTGGGCGATGAAACCTACAACGCTAACGAATACCTCGAATACACCACGGTTAGTGGCGATCTTGAGTATATCGGGCGATGGCGCAAACAGGCTAAGGCAAAGTTATCGTCAACGGTTGAGCGTGTCGGCAACTCAGAACGGTTCACGGTGTTAGCGTAATGGCAGGTGGCCGTCCTAAGTTCGAGGTAACTCCTGAGATATTAGCCAAGGCTAAAGAGCTTGCATCGCATGGTCTAACGCTTCAACAGATCGCTTATTCGTTAGGTATTCACTACGACACGCTCAACGAAAGACGCAAAGAATACCCCGAGTTTTCCGAAGCAATAAAAGAAGGTAAGGCGCTAGGCATCCAGAAAGTAACCAATGCGCTGTTTGAGAAAGCCACCGAAGGGGATAACACGGCGATGATCTTTTACCTGAAGAACCGTGATCCTGATAACTGGGAAGAAGTGCAGAAACGCCGCATCACTGGCGAGGACGGACAGCCGATAAAGCACGACCACACCTGGACGGTAAAGGTTGAGAAATAATGCCCACGATGCAATGCCCCGAAAAGCTGCTGCCACTGATCGAGAAGCGGAAGCGGTACAAGGTGATTATTGGCGGGCGCGGCTCGGCTAAGTCAATGACAGTCGGGGACATTTGCTTGATGGACGCACAGACGAAAGGCATTAAGACCGCTTGTTTTCGGGAATACCAAAATTCCATTGATGATTCGGTTCATGCGCTGCTATCTAACGAGATCGAGCGGTTAGACCTGCAAGGGTTCGAGGTGCAGAACTCACGCATACTGCTTAACGGTGATGACGCGTTCAAGTTTCGCGGCATGGCTCGCAATCCTGAAGGCATTAAATCAATGCAAGGGTTCCATCGGTTCTGGGTAGAAGAGGCTCAGACGATCAGCCACAAGTCTCTCAGGGCTATCACGCCGACGCTCCGTGAGGAAGATTCCGAGCTATGGTTAACGGGAAACCCGCAAAGCTCCGCCGATCCTTTTAGCCAGCGGTTCATTAAGCCGTTTGAAAAACAGTTATTGAATGACGGGTATTATGAGGACGACCTTCACATGGTCATCAAGGCGAACTATGTCGATAACCCGTTCTTTCCCGAAGTGCTGGACGCTGACCGCCGTTATGACGAGCAACACCTATCAACGGCTGAATACAACCATATATGGTTAGGCGGCTATAACGACGAAGTAAAAGGATCGATTATCCCGGTTGACTGGTTTAATGCCGCGATCGATGCTCACGTTAAGTTAGGGTTTAAGCCGACCGGCGCAAAGGTAGCAACTCACGACCCAAGCGATGAAGGCGGCGATGCTAAGGGCTACGCGCTAAGGCATGGCTCCGTGATCCTGGACGTGGCCGAGAATGAAACCGGCGACGTGAATGAAGGTTGCGACTGGGCAATCGACCGGGCGATTAGTGCTGGCGCTGACTGGTACGCTTGGGATTGCGACGGTTTGGGTATATCGCTGAAACGTCAAACATTGGCTGCGTTCGATGGCAAGAAGATTGAAACGGTCATGTTCAAGGGGTCAGAAGCGCCTGACGATAAGGATGCGATCTATGAGGCCGCTTCTGGCGAGTCTGCTAATACCGGCAAGACTAACCGGCAAGTATTCAGGAATAAGCGCGCCCAATACTACTGGCGGCTGCGAGATCGGTTTTATAAGACGTTTCAGGCGGTCACTAAAGGCGTGTATATCGATCCTGACGAACTAATCAGCCTGTCATCCGATATTGACTGTCTTGACCAGCTCAGGGCCGAGGTGTGCCGGGTGCCGAAGAAACCGAACCCGAACGGGTTAATCCAGATAATGAGCAAGGCTGACATGGTAAAGATGGAAATCGGCTCACCCAACATGGCGGACAGCCTGATGATGTCGATGATGATCCCGCAATCTAACGTGCAATTCGAGCCTATAAACTTCACGAGTGAATGGTAATGACCACGGGTAACTTCACGGCTTTCACGGATAACTTCACGGCTTTCACGGTGAAGTGGCGCAGGGCGTGACCAACTAGGGCAAAGTAAGATGGCCGACGACATACTAAAATCAGCGCTCGAACGATTCGAGATAACCGAACAGCACGACAAAGAGCAGCGGCAGAAGTCGATTGAAGATCGCCGCTTCGTTCATGCGGAAGATGGGCAATGGGACGACGACGCGATCAGCAAGCGGCAGGATCGGCCACGGTACACGATCAACAAGGTGGCGGGAGCTATTGACCAGGTTACCGGCGATCAGCGGCAAACGCGGGTAGACATCAAGGTTCGCCCGGTGTCCGGTGGTGCGGACGAAAAAACGGCTGACATCTTTAACGGGCTTATCCGTAACATCGAAGGGCAATCAGACGCTGCAGCTGCTTACGACAACGCCTTTGATGAAATGGTAGCGGGTGGGTACGGCGGCTGGCGCATCCTGACCGAGTACAACGATGACGACACGTTCGAGCAGGATATCCGAATCGCCCCCATTGTGAGCGCCGATAGCTCTCTATTTTTCGACCCGGCAGCGACCAAGTATGACAAGCACGATGCTAACTATGCGTTCGTGGTTTCAACGATGGCGGTTGAGGAATTTAAGCGGCGCTGGCCAGAGGCAACTATTACCGAATGGTCGCAGGTTCAGCACAACAAGAGCAACTGCGAGGGCTGGTACAGCGAGGGCATGATTCGCGTTGCGGAGTATTGGGTTAAAGAGCCGGTAAAGCTAAAACTCGGGTTATTGTCCGATGGTCGCGTGATTAACCTGGAAGAAGAACAAGAGGTTCTGGACGAGCTGGCAGCGACCGGCGTTAAGGTTGTCAAAACCCGCACAGCCGACAGCCATAAGGTTGTCAGTTACAAAATGAGCGGCGGCGAGATACTGGAAGGGCCGAAACCGTGGGCGGGTAAATACATCCCCCTGGTTCCGGTTTACGGGCGCACGACCATCATCGACGGCAAGCCTTATATCCGTGGCATGGTTCGCTTTGCCAAAGACCCGTCACGCATTTACAACTACGCGACCAGCGCATCGATTGAAGCAGCTGCCCTGACACCTAAAGACCCGATCTGGATAACGGAAACGCAGGCTAAAGGGCACGAAGCGCAATTGCGTAATTTCAACACGCGCAATAGCCCGTTCATGCTGTACAACACTGACCCAACCGCGCCGGGCGCGCCACAGCGCACAGGCGCTCCAGCGGTACAGGCCGCATTGATTCAGCAAATCCAGCAAGCAGGCATGGATATTCACGCAACGACCGGCATGGAACCGGCATCGCTTGGCAATTCGCCGGAGCTGAAAAGCGGCAAAGCCATTCTCGCGCAACAGGCGATGGGCGATCGCGGCACCTACATATTCAGCGATAACCTTGCGAAATCGGTTGAGCACACAGGGGCTATCCTAGTAGACCTCATCCCCAAAATCTACGACACAGAGCGCATGGTTCGAGTGCTGAACATCGACGGTAGCAGCGAGGACGCACAAATCAACGTAGCGGCGCTGGATGCTTTAGGGCAGCCGGTAGTCGATCAGCAGACTGGTAAGACCGTGATGGTCAACGATCTATCGCTAGGCAAATACGACGTAGTGATCGAAACCGGCCCGTCTTATCACACGCAGCGCCAGGAATCCGCGCAGCAGCTAATCGACCTCGCGCAATCCTCGCCGATATTCGAGCAGGTGGCTATTGATCTGATCGCCAAGAACCTGAACGTGCTGGAAAATGACGAACTAACCAAGCGCATCCGCCGGGTGATGATTAAAAACGGCACCGTGGAACCGACCGAAGAAGAGATCGAGGAAATGGGTCTTAATCAGCCGCAGCAGCCAAGCGCAAGCGAGCAAGCATTGCTTGATAGCGTGGAATCGCAAATCGTGCTGAACACCTCGACCGCTATCAACAAAGACGCGGACACCGAGAAGAAACGGGCAGAGGCGGCAGAAACCGAAGCCAAGACGCTGCAAATCCTCGTTGAGACGATATTGGAGAAGATCGAGAAAGGCATACCCATTACCCCGCTAGAACGTTCGATCCTGGTCAAGCAGGGCGATATTGTGCGCGAAGGTCAGCAGCAGGTAATGGACGGGCCGAACAGCGAAGAACTTGCCGACATTGTGCGGATGTTGCCGCAACAGTGAATTAGTGTGAAAATATACAGTGTATAGATTTACAGCTACGCGAGCTTATCGCGGCACTTGAGCCAGAGGCGTTATAAATGAACGATGAAGAACAGCAAGCTGCACTAGACGAATTGGCCACGCCGCCAGAATCGGTCGAAGAGACTGCAACGGTAGCCGAGGAAGTCAACGCGGAGTCAGCACCCGCAACCGAAGAAGTCGCCGAAGAGGATGGGAAACCCGACGGCGTACAGACACGGATCAATAAAATTACGGCGGAAAAGTACGCAGAGAAACGCCGGGCGGATGAGTTAGAAGCCGAGATACAGCGGTTGAAAAACGAAACGCCCAAACCAGTTGAAAGCAACGGCGCCCCAACGCTTGAACAGTTTGATTATGATGAGGCGGCTTTTCAGTCGGCTTTGATTGATTACAAGGTTGAGCAGAAGGCGCGGCAGATTGAGGAAACTCAGAAAGCAGCCGAACAACGCAGAATGGCGGAAGCGAACCAGCAACGGTTCAATTCCAAAGTGGCTGAGTTTGGCGCAGAAGATTATCAGGACGTTGTGGGCGCTTTGCCGCAATTACCGGGTGATGTTCTGGACGCGATAATGGGCGCTGATGATGGGCCGCAGTTGGCTTATTACCTTGGCAAGCATTTAGACGTAGCTGACCAGATTACTCAAATGTCGCCAATGGCCGCTGCAATGAAACTGGGCGCAATCTCCGCGCAAATTGCCGCTAAACCATCAACGAAACAAGTTAGTGCAGCGCCCGACCCGATTACGCCGATTTCCGGTGGTGCTTCTACCTCGAAAGACTTAGAGGATATGAGTATGGCCGAATTTATGGCTGCTGATACGGGGTAAGGCCAGGAGTTTAAATCATGGCTAATGCCTTTAAAAACACCTCTTTGGTGACTAAGTTCGCCGTTAAAGAGTTTATGAACGCCCTGGTGATGGGGCAGAAAGTCGATCGGCAGCTTGACGAAAGCAACGTCTACGCTGGCAAAGTCGGCACCCAGGTTCTTGTCCGCCGCCCCGTGATGTTTGAGGCGACCGCGAGCGCCACCATGTCGGCCAGCGACATTGAAGAGGCGACCATCCCGGTTACCCTCGATAATCGTCAGCACGTCGCCTTCACCGTTACGTCGGAAGATTTAACGCTGAAGATCGAGGATGCTAACGAGCGGTATATCCGCCCCGCCATGCAGGAACTAGCCCAACAGGTCGAGTCTGCCATTGCCGCCACCTACACCGAGATTCCCAACTTTGTGGGTACTCCCGGCACCGCCCCGAGTTCCTTTCTGGACGTGGCCAACGCTGGCGCTGTCCTTGATGAGCTTGGTGTCCCGATGGATGGCCGATGCGCCTTCTATGATCCTCGCGCTACCGTCGCGCTGGCTGATGGCCTGAAGGGAGTATTCCCGCAGTCTATCGCTAAAACGGCGATTGAACGGGCGACCATTGGCGAATACGGTGGATTTGACTTGTACAAAAGTCAGTCGCTTAAAAGCCATACCGTCGGCGTGGCCACTGGTACTCCGCTGGTAAATGGTGCTTCGCAGAACGTGACCTATGCAACCGCAAAGGACACCGACACGCAGAGCCTGGTTACTGACGGATGGACTAACAGCACAACCGGAATCCTCAAGGCTGGTGACGTTATCACCATTGCTGGGGTTAACTCTGTTAATCAGAAAACCCGCGAAGATACCGGCCAGCTTGCGACCTTTACGGTTACTGCTGATGCTGATTCCGGCGCATCCACTGGCCCGGCTACGCTGACCATCGCGCCACCGATCATCACCAGTGGCCCGTATCAGACCGTTACGGCTGCCCCGGCTGATAATGCCGCTATTACCGTGAAAACGGGAACCGGCGGCACTGCTTACCGGCAGAACATGGCATGGCATAAAAACGCCATTACTCTCGCATTTGCTCAACTGGATATGCCCACCGAGGGCGCGGAAAGCTCGCGTACCAACTTCGGCGGAATCTCCATCCGGGCGGTGCGGCAGTATGCCATCGGCGCTGATACCACGTCGTTCCGATTTGACGTGTTATTCGGTGTGAAGGTTCAGAACCGGCGCTTTGCGGTTCGTACCACTTCCTAACCAGGTGCCCCCTTCGGGGGGCATTTTCTTTGAGGTGTTAAATGGATAAGTGCTGGATATATCACCCTGACCAAGAACCCAAAATCGTTAATTCTGACGACGCGGAGGAATGGTATTCAGACGGGTGGTTTGATAGCCCTGCGAAATTCATTAAAACCACTGACTTTGGCATCGATCCAGAAGATGAAGCCGCAGTTCAGGGGTTAGGCGAGGCCATTGAAGGCGTCAAAAACGCGGCCAATGGTGCGCTTAATATCGGCAAAATGTCGCTGGATGAAATCGCAGAATATGCCCTTGAACACGTCGGAGAAGTGCCGCCGGAAGGCGGGGTTAGGCTGCAACGTAAATGGTTGAAAACTCAATTAGGGGTTTAATAAAATGGGTATTAATACTCGATTAACATCGGCTACGGCACAAACAGCTTCTGCGCCGTCAGCGATAACCACAGATGCGGTAGCGGTGACATTCACCGCAAACGCACCAACTCCCGCCGCTACTCAAACCATCGCAGACGGAGATGTCCCAACCGTCGCAGAGCTTGGTCAGTGGGTGGCTAATCAGGAAGTCGTGTGTGAGGCGCTGCAAGCAGACGTAACCGCTTTGCGGACTACGCTGGCCGCAGTTGTGACAGACCTGGCATCCATTTATGCCGCTCTAAACGCTGGCGAGTAATTGGCTACTTCTCTGGACATTATCACCGGGGCGCTGAAGCACCTCGGTGTTAATGCGGCTGAATCACCCATAACGGCGGCTGAAGCGCAGGATGGCTTAGACGACCTTAATGACATGGGTGCTGAGTGGGAAGAATCCGGCTATCGTGTCGGGTTTGTTCCTGCCAGTGACGTGAACGCCGAGATAACGCTGCCGAGAAGCTCTCACGCTGCGTTTAAGGCCGGATTAGCGGCAAGGCTTGCTCCACAGTACGGGAAAGCCATATCCCCCGGTTTGGCGGCGCTGGTTATCGAGACAAAGCAGAACTTGGCTAAGGCGACATTAGACCCGCTGACCGTGGCATTTCCAGATACATTGCCAACCGGCGCTGGCAATTCGTGCAATGACTTCGCGGAGAATAACTTTTTCCCGCAAAATGAAATCGAAAACTTCTGATGCGGATGCCGCTTCCAATCGCTGACGGGTTTTATGAGAGCGAATCGCTGCCGTTATCTGCGCAGCGGTGCATTAACTGGATGCCGGTTGTTCCTCAAACTAGCGGCGCGTTAGCAAGCAGCGCGTTATTTAACACGCCTGGAATTGAGCTTTTTACAACGCTAACCGGGGTAAATCGTGGATCGTATGTGATGGACGGGGTTGCGTATTTCATCAACGGCACAACGCTGTACGAAGTATCGAGCGCTGGTGTAAGCAACGACCGTGGAACCATCCCCGGCTCATCCAGAGTGTCAATGGCTGATAATGGCCGGTACTTGGTTATTGTGGTTCCAGGCGCTAGCTCCTACGTTTACGACAACACGAACAACACGCTAGCAAAAATCACGGATATAGACTTTAGAGCCGCAAGCTCCGTTGTTTATAAAGACGGCTATTTTCTATTTTCGGCCTCTGACGGATCAGTGTTCTTTTCATCGGCGCTGAACGATCCTTTTACCTATGATGCTCTCGATTTTGCATCCGCTGAAATATCGCCGGACAAGATCATTGCGCTGCACGTTAATCACAACGAGCTGTTTGTTTTAGGCGAGTCCACGATAGAGATATTCCAGAATATCGGCGGCGTGGCCTTCCCATTCCAGCGCATAGCAGGTGCCAACATCCAGAAGGGCTGTTACGCGAAAAGCAGTTTAGTGGAGTTTGATAACACGTTTCTATTTATCGGCGGCGGATTAAACGAACGGGCCGCGATATGGCGAGTTACCAGCTCATCGTCGGCAGCCAAGATCAGCACTTCATCTATTGACTACGCACTTCAAAAATATACTGCTGACGAAATAGCAAACGCTTTTGCATGGACGTATTCATCAAACGGCAACTTTTTCGCCGGGTTCACCGTTTACAGTGATGACAAATCAGGCCATACGTTTGTTTATGACGCGACCGCATCGGCCCTATCCGGAAAATCAGTCTGGCATGAGCGGCAATCGGGGGTTGTTGACTCAAGGTGGCGTGTTAATTCAATCGTGACGGCGTACGGGAAGTTGTACGTCGGAGACGCTAACACCGGGAAGATTGGTGAATTGAAGGACGGCATCTATACGGAGTATGGAGACCCGGTATTAAGGGTTAGAACATCTCAGCCTTTTTCTGGTGATGGCCTGCCGATATTCTCGGGGGAGATCGCGTTAACGATGGAAGCCGGAACCGGATTAACAACCGGGCAAGGCAGCGACCCGCAAATCAGGATGGATTGGTCAGACGACGGTGGCCGGAATTTTGGTAGCGAGTTCTCGCGTGGATATGGAGCCATTGGGGCTTATGAAGTTGTCCCAACCTGGCGGCGGCTTGGCCGATTCCCACAACAACGGGTAGTGAGATTTTCAACGTCCGAGCCGGTTAAAAGCAACATTCTGAAGATGGAAGCAGAGATAGAAGGTGGTTACCAATGACGAGTGTCGCGCCGCGTCGGGATGAGCCGATTGTTGACGCATCCGGCAAAATAACACAGCGTTTCGCGCAGTTTCTTGAGGGTATTAACCGGTCAGTTACCGATGATTCAACGGCTGTTCCTGATGAAATAAACAATTCGGTATCGTTCACACTACAAACACAGATTGGCTCCGGCGACCCATTAACCAGTGACGAAACCGGCTTCACCGTTGACTCAACGGCGCTATCAGTAGACATGACGGAATCATAATGGCCCAACAGACGATCAACATAGGCACGGCAGCGAATGACCGCACAGGGGATACCTGGCGTGACGCGATGGACAAGGCGAACGACAACTTTGACGAGCTTTATACTGACGTGGCCGCGATCGAGGTTAGTGTAGCGGCGGCAGAAGCAGATATTGTGGCGCTTGAGGCGAAGTTCGACGCAGACACCTACGGGCTGGCATCGGTGCTGGCTAACTCCACAGAGACGACCATAAGCACCATTGATACTCCGGTGGTAGCGACATTCACGGCAACGGATGAACTAAGTCAGAATGTGACCATCTCGACTGCTGGTCGTATTACTTACGACGGCACAGTAGCCCGGCCACTATCAGTGGACATTAACACCACGATAATCACCGCTTCGGGTTCTGCGATCGACGTTACCGTTTACCTTGCCAAAAATGGCTCAGTAATCGCTAACAGCGCCCGGCAAAGCATCGGGGCGGGCGCGACTGACCCGGTGAACACGACTACCTCATGGCTGCTATCGATGGCGACAAACGACTATCTGGAAATCTGGATCGAGAACAACACCGACACCACGAACCTGATATTACAGGACGCGGTTTTGAGGGTTCGGTAATGACAGCCGTGGTGATGATTAACAGCGAGCAAAATGCGTCGGTGGATACAATCGAGGATATGTACACCTCTCCCACAGGGACGCGCATAACGTCGTTTGTGGCTGCCAATAGCGGAGACGCAAGCGCTAGTTTTAAGGCGTATTTGTATGACTCGACGGCGACGGCATTGCCAGCGGTTATCCCGATGACGATTGTTGTTAAAGACCGGGTTAATCTTGGTGCGCCTTTAATCGGCCAGCTAATCCCGCCAGGAGGATCGCTTCGGATCGAAAGCAGCGGCCCATTAACTTTCAGAGCAACCGGCGATGAATTGTAGGCTTGTAGAATCGAGAGATTTTGACCTGATCGACTCGATCATTAAAGACCCTGAACTATTCGGGCGAATAAGTGAGGACGGGGTAGACCCTGATAAGTACCAGATTTGTCAGGGGTCGGTCTATTACCTGATTTATAAAGGCGATGAGTTGGCCGGTGTTTGGGATTTGCACCACGTTAATTCCGTAACCGTCCAAATCCACGCCAACATCCTGAAGCAGCATCGCGATTGTGCGATGGAAGCCGGGTGGTTAATTCTGGATGTGTTCGACAAATCACGCTATCAAAAAATGATTGCCGAGATTCCTTTTCTATATCCAGACGTTTATCACTATACCAAGAAATTCGGATTTCTCGACGAAGGCGTTAACCGGCTGTCGATAA